GCGAACTTGCAGCAAATCTTTATAGGGGATGCTCACACGGCTGTATATATTGCTATGCTCCAAGCGCAACATATAGACAGCGCGAAGATTTTTATAATAATGTAACTCCTCGAAACAACATCTTAAAACAGCTAGATAAAGACGCAGCAGAACTTCAGCGAAGCGGCGAAACTCGTTCAGTTCTACTGTCTTTTACTAGCGATCCTTATCAGAAACTCGACGTTAAAGAGAAGCTGACAAGAAACGCAATTAAAATATTACACGCCCACGATTTAAAAGTTACGATACTTACAAAAGGCGGGAGAAGATCCGAACGCGATTTTGATTTACTAAGTTCAAGACCTGAACTAAGTCTATACGGTGCTACTCTGGTATTTTCTGATGAATCGCTCAGACAAGAAATAGAACCCGGCGCAGCACCCACGAAAGAAAGAATACAGTCTCTCGAAATAGCACATGATGAATTCAAAATACCAACGTGGGCGAGTTTCGAGCCAGTATGGGAGGCTGAGCAGTCGTTAGAGCTAATGAAAGAAGCTATGGATTATATTGATATTTTCAAGATAGGAAAACTCAATTACAACCCACAAAGCAAAAATGTAGACTGGAAACAGTTTGCACACGACGCAATAAAATTAATGAAGGACAATAATAAAAACTATTATATTAAGGAGGATTTGAGGAAATTCCTCTAAATCTTTTTTAAGTGATCTCATGCGAAAAACTAAACTAACCCCCGACATCCAAAAGAAAATAGGCGATAATATAACGCTAGGTATGCCTCTGAAATTCGCAGCAGAAGCCGCAGGTATAACCGAAGTCACTTTCTACAACTGGCTAAAACGAGGCGAAAACGAAAGCAAAGGGAAGTTTTTTGAATTCGCCGAACATATAAAAGCTTGCAAGGCGAAGGCAGTTCAACTGCATCTAAAATTAATAACAAAGGCGGCGACTGATGGGAGTTGGCAGGCTAGCGCGTGGATATTAGAGAGGAGGCATCCTGAAGAGTTTGGAAGGAAGGACAGGCTAGAACTTGATGCTAATATGAAACATTCCGGTGAAGTTAATTTACATACTCTTTCTGACGAAGAATTAATGGAAATAATACAAAATGAATCTAAAAAGTGAAGCTGCCAAACTTCTTTTAAAAAGAAGGAGAGCAAGAAGTAACCTTCTCGATTTCACCAGTTTTACAATGCCAGAGTTCCGGGTAAGCTGGCATCATAAGTTAGTTGCTTCTAAATTAGATCAATTTGTTAAAGGGGATATAAAAAGGCTTATTATTTCAATGCCCCCTCGACATACCAAATCTGAATTTGTCTCAAGGCGTTTACCTGCTTATATTTTTGGACTAAATCCAGACGCTAAGATTATATCTTGCTCTTACTCGGCTGACCTCGCTAGTGCCATGAACAGGGACGTGCAGCGTATTATAGACAGTCCGGAATATAAAGAATTATTTCCCGATACTAGATTAAGTTCTGTGAATGTCAGAACTACCGCGCATGAAAGTTACCTCCGAAACAATAACATTTTTGAAATAGTCGGGCACAAGGGAATTTATAAATGTGCTGGAGTCGGGGGGTCCATCACGGGCTATGGTTTTGACTACGGCATTATAGATGACCCCACGAAGAACAGGGAAGAGGCTGAAAGCGAAACATACAGAAAAAAAGTAAAAGAATGGTATATGAGCACATTCAGGACACGAAAACAAAAAGGTGCGGCTATTCTTATTACCATGACTCGCTGGCACGAAGATGACCTGGTTGGTTGGCTCTTAGATCTTGCCGAAAAGAATCCTAAAGCCGATCAATGGGAAGTACTTTCACTGCCTGCACTATCTGAAGAAACCCTTTCACCTTACGACTTGAGAACCGGACCAGGTCAGGCACTCTGGCCTGACGAATTTCCAGAAGTTGACCTTCTTAGTACAAAAGAGTCTTTGACAACATATGAATGGCTTTCCCTATATCAACAAAGACCAAGTGCAGCAGCTGGAAACCTTGTAAAGAAAGAACACTTCAAATACTGCACTCTCGAAAATGGAGTATTAAGCCTCAGCGAAAATAAAAAGTTCATGCTCTCACAGTGCAAAATCTTTCAAACATGCGACCCTGCAGCTTCCGAGAGATCAACAGCAAATGATTTTGTCTTGGCGACCTGGGCGCAGACTCCTCAGAACGATCTCGCCCTACTTGATATTCTAAAAACACATCTTGAAACTCCCAGCCACGTCCCCCTATTTGAACAGCAATACACCAAATGGCGACCTCTTCAACAATGGATTGAAACTGATGGTATAGGTAGAGCAACTTATCAATTATTACGCGATAAAGGGCTCCCAATCGCTGAATTAAAAACGGGTGGACGTGATAAGTTAATACGTTTCATCCCGGCGGCAACGAGAATTGCAGCAGGCGATGTCTATTTCTTAGCAGGTGCTCCGTGGTTGAACGAATACGAAACTGAACTTTTAGGATTCCCAAACACTAAACAAAACGGTCAAGTCGACGTTACTTCTTATGCTTGTCAGGTTGTAATTGAACATCCCTTTGTAGAAATGTCTTATGAAACATCATACGTCGGGACTTCATACAGTTCAGGGAGCATGAGAATTTAATTTTCCTTTATCACTCTTTTTAAACTTCTTTCCTACATGCCATTCCCTAATTTCATATTTTCAGCTTCCCCAACTCCACAAAATGACCCCCAAACAACTACCGTAGGCGCAAGCGTAGCAACAGAACGAGAACAATTCACCTATCATTCCGACATCTTAAAATGGATCTCAGAAACTAAAAATAAACTCCCAAAAGCAACCCCTTCACTCCGAAAAGAAGCATTCCTAGCCGACCCCATGATAAGCGGGACTATTTATCCATACCTAAAAAACGTACTTCTCAAAGACTATAAAATTATCACAAGCGATAATAAACTCTACTCAGAAGCAATTGAAGAAATTACTGACTACCTCGAAGCCCTTAAAATAATGCAGGTATTCCGCGAGGACTTTCTTGATTATGCTTTTCTTGTAGGACACTCATATAGGAGAGCTGACCCAGATAAACAGGGAAATATTGCAAGTCTCGGACGGCTGGACCCGGCAAGTATGGAAGTGTACGAAGATCCCTGGGACAGTTCGATTATCGCATACCACCAGAAAGCCCAGGTCAAAACGTCATGGTCACAGATGAGTACAACGATAGACGTCGATAGTTGGTTTATCCCATTCGGCGCAGATATCCCGAATATTTATGATACATGGGTCCAGGACAGGGAAACCGGAAACAATTCGAAAGTCTATGATCTGTTCGAGACTTATAAAACAAAATATTCAATCAGCGATATCAACAACCTGCGGATAGGCTCATCTGAGCGTATTTTTGCAATGCACAATTCCGATATCAAATATACTCAAACTTCAGATGATGATTACAGGGAAACTTATAATCCTGCACCGATTGATTCCGTACTACTTGCGGTCTGGCTTAAGAGACTTCTATTAGTCAACAGTCCAAATTTAATTTATGTTGTTCTCAGTCCTTTCCTTCATTTGATTTCCGGAGTTCTAAAAGAATCAAAAGATGCTCTAGGGAACCCTGTAATTATTACATCAAATCCCAGGAAACCGTCTTCAGCATTGCAAACCATTAATTCTGCTCAGTATGCTGCAGAATTAGCTAACTTTGAAGCCTGGGTCGCTGCCATGAAAGAGGCTTCCAAAGGACTTATCCAGAGTCTTAAGGATGGCGGAGTTTTCACTTCAGGCCCGGATCTGCAAATAAAACCCGTCGAATCTTCAAGAACTGTATCCTTCCAGCTTATCCAAGGCCTTATAGCAAATTTAAATGAAGAGATTTGTTTAGGGTTCGGGCTGCCGTTTGCCTTAATTTCTGCAAAAGGTACGGAGCTGGCTTCTTCCAGAAATATAGTTCAGGTTTTCAACAACATTCAGGCAGGCAAACGTACAGATTATGAAAGTTTAGCCGACGAACTTATTAAGAAACAGTTTGCTGGTAAAAAATGGACTGTCAAAACTGAAGAAGGAACTGTAACATATTCATTTGAAGATATCAAAGCTCGTTTCATCTTAGAAACTCCAGATACTAAAAATCTCAAGGAAGAAGCGGAAACTCTCAAATTGAAGGCCGAAACACTCGTACAGGTCAAGGCTCTAGGAGGCTCCCAGAGCGACGTTCAAGCGTTGGGTGATGAGTACGGCTTCGGGCTATTAGGATTGGACAACTACGAGGCTGCTATTGAGCCACAGACAGCAACACAGGTTAATGCAATTTTGAAAGCTTGTCTAGTAAGTATCATGGAGGAGCAGGGGTTAATTTCTGCTTCTCCGACTGCACCGAGCGGATTTGATGAAAAAAAGGTAACTAAGAGGCTGAAAGAGGCTTACGAGACTGCAAAAGAAACGATGGACGAACTTTTTGAGGAGCATTAATAATGCCCTTCCTATCCAACTTCTCAAAATCCCTAAAAAAAGCCTTCTCTCAAATAGAAAAAACTCAAGCTGAAGCCCTGGCAATTGAAATCTCTGCGAATTTCATAGCAGGCCGGACAGCAGGAGAGAAACATAAATCTATTCAATCAGCAGAGCCTGAAGACCCAGAAGACGAAGGTTTAACCGAAGAAGAAAAAGCCGAAATTGCCGTGCTTGCTGCCCTATACCTCGGCTACCTATCAAAATTCAATGACATAGCCCAGGCTCAAATCCTAACCACGACAAAAGAGCTCATAGAACAGGCAGGTGGGCAGGTCACGCCGGAAGTCCAGGACGAAATTAAGAAGAGGCTGGATGATGTACTGGACGGGCGGGAAAAAGTGGTCATTGATAATGTCGGGAAGGTTCGCAAGGAACTGTATGTAGATAAGAACTTAAAACTTTCCGAAGTCGAGAAGGTTATTACGAAGAAATATTCAGCATCGGTGAAAACTTATTCTGAGTTATTGGGAGAACAGGCGAGTCATGCAAGTTATGAAGCTGGAAGGAAGGCCCGACTTATTAAACAGGGCTTTGATAAGTGGGTCTTTGTCGGACCTGCGGATGAGCGAGCGCGACCCTGGCACGTTGCCCTTTTGGGGCAGATATTCACCTGGGGAACTCTTCAGAGCGACTACGCCGAGAAAGTCCTCCGGGAACCACATTGTAGACATCGAGCACATGTTTATTATGGAGATAGCAGGGACACTCCAAAAGAAAAATGGGATAAGCTAAAAAAAGACGCTGGACTTTTTTGGGACGAAGAGGCTAAAGCATGGAGTCTAAAATAAGAAAAAAGTTAAAGGAAATTACTTTTCCTCTCCTCCATTTCTTCCTGAAGTTCTTTTATTTCCCTCATTTTAAACTACCTCGTCTAAATGATATGATACAGTTTCCCCGTTTTTCCAGTAACTCTTATAACTATAATTCTTACCCACTTCGGCGGTTTTGTACTGTTCTTCAGTAACCAACCACGGAAGGCGAAACTCCTCATTTTGTAACGTTACGCTGAAATATTCTGCCCCGTCATGCGTAAATGAATGTTTCTCTACACACGCTCCGTTAAATTCGTCACGGAGTTCAGGCGGGCGAATAGATTCTGATATTATGTGAGTGGATACAATCAGAAGGAATATAAATATACCAAAGCGGAGAATTGAAGACAGTTTCGTTTATTTCACTCTCCTAAAGTAGCCTGTTTCTCTTTCTTCTCCCCTTCTATCATATCCATAAGTAAAAACCTATGACAAAATCCAGTTTTCTCCCAACATATCAAATAAACATCCTTCTCTTTTGATAATTCCTTTATTGTCTGTATCCTTTCTTGAGCAATCTTACTTTTGGAAATCTGCTCAGTGAATCGTCTTGTGTACTCTTCCTCATCACATAATCCATTTTTGAAATCGCGGAAGAGAGATTGACTAGGAGCGAGAGCCATATACCATCTGTTGTATAAGTTATTAGAGTACGAAGGTCTTGATCTTGAGACTATAATGTAGATTGCGTTTGGATTTGCGGCGTGGACTTTTTTAAGATCAGGAAAGCATGTTTCTTTTAACATAATTACCTCTGCGAACTCTCTCTATACTCATCAATCGTAATTTTACCTTCAATCAATTTGTTATATTCTGAGATGTAAGGTTCTTTCATTCGTCCATCATGCCCATATACTGTATAGTCTTCGGTTTCCAATCCATAGTTATCATTGTCTGTCATTTATTTTTCACTTCCTTAATATTCCCCATTCAGTTAACCGCTTCTCGATATCCCTCATTTCATAATCAGTAAAACTTAAACTCTGATAATGCCTTAAAGATGTAACCGGATCATGCCCCTGGCGCGAATATATTTCATACTCATTAATTCCAGCCTTCAGCATCCAGCTCTCAATAGTCTTCCTCGGAGTCTTAGGCCCTACTTTCGGCTCGATGCCCGCTTTTGCAGACCATCTCTTTAGGTTCTTATTCCAGACATCCCGATGAGGCGGTCTAGGAGCCTCTAAGAAAGCCTTAAACAGATAAGGAAATGTAGAGGGTAGTTTGTCTATAGTCCTCTTGACAAGCTTCTGCTTGACCTTCTTCTGTGCGTCCGATGGTAAGATAATCTGGTTTCTTTCTTTGTGATACCAGCTTGGGTTATCATGCAGCCTTTGCAGCTCAATGTACCGAAGTCCTGTAATGACATTGAGCTCAAAGGCTGGTCTATATGTTTTCTGCGGTTGTTTTTTTTCAGGGATGAACTGGATGAATTTATCATATTCTTGGACAGTTAAGACTTTTGTACCGTCGCCGGTTACTAGACCGTTATCCATATATCACACCTCATAAAAACGAATTCTCTCCGTAGAACGCTTTGTTATCACGGTTTGCTTCTATGATTTTGCTCCACCATTCATCTTTTATTTTTTCGTTAACATCGCCCCCCCACCATTCATACGAACACGCTTCATCCATTATTATGCAAAATAGCTCGTCTGGAATGCCATCCGGTTTATTTACCCAAGAATACTGTTTTAGTTTTTCTTCGATATGTTTTTCATGGCGTTCTTCTCTATCCATTACTCGATCCCATTCTTCATCTAAAGTGCATCCAAAAACATCTTTTTCCCAGGATTGTGGAAAATTAAACAACGATTTATCCAAATTTATTGTATTATTTTTAATTGGTGTAGCACATGTTATAAAATCAGGTTTTTCGCCATGCTCAAACCTTGCTGATTTGGCAGCATTAATAGCATCTTTAAATTTACTAGCTTCCCAATACATTGCTTCATCTGGATTACACACAGTACTTCCAGAATTATAATAAAATCCTGGGATTCCTTCATAGGTATGAAGATTGTATACATAATGATCATTTGCTTGAATGTCTATCTCTGGCACTTTTCGATATTTAACCCAACAAACTTTATCTGAATAAAAAGCACCTCCACTGGAATCACCATGATCGGTTGCACAATACACGATCCCATAATTATCAAATGGAAGTCCGTAAAAAATTATACATGGATCTCCGGTAATAAAAAACAATTTTTCTGCTTTTGCACGTTCCTTAGTTGATGGGACATTTCCCTTTATTTCAATAAAACAGTTATATTCAGGTAGCCAAAAATCCGGCAGGTAATATCCCAATCCCCCTAGATCATACCCTTCTTTTTCATACTCATATTTTATTTTTAAGGCATCGAAGAATACAGCCCATCTAGCTTCTAATCGGCTTCTAAACCTATACCCATTGTATACCGTTTCAATTGGCTTAATTTCCATAAGTAAACCTCTTCACTAGCTAAACAACGACATAATATAAAAAGGTAGCGATTTTTAATTATAAAAATATTAAGATTAATCTGTAAAGAAGTTTACTTATATACTCAAAAAAGTTAAGACTTAAAATCACTACATTTTATCTTAAAATGTAGTGATTTTTATCAGTGTGTTTTTTCAGAATAGATATATATCCCATGCTCTAACTCACACACGAGCCCACAATAGCCACCGTTGTCTAATTTACAATAAAAAACAGAATTTTCATCAAAACACCCTATTACGTGGTTTGTATTTGGTACTTTTCTATCAAGGAAATGTCTTTTTAGTAGTTTCAATAACGATCGCACTTTAAAACACCTTCCTTAACTTCTTCTCAATCCAATCAGGCATCAATTCACGATAACCAGAATATATAACATCCGTCACTATATGAGTTTCTAACATCAATACAGCTCCTATAATACTCTCAATCGAAACATCAACCCCGTAAACAGTCAAAGGAATCCACAAAAAAACTTATCAAAATGAACGGCCCCCAAATGAAATTATGAAGTATCTCCCGATGTCCAGCATGGGAAAACGGACTCCAGATGATACCAAGCGGACCCCATAACTGTCTGACAATGCTTTTCTCCGAGTCCAGGTCGCAAGTAATGAACAGAGTATAGGGTATTATTCCAATCCATAAGTTTTGTAATCCTTCAAAAGATAAATAGCCTGTCTGATAGCCACAGATTGAAGAAGAGAGAGCTACAAAGAGACAGGCGTAAACGTGGGTACTGTATTTCATTAAGCTATAACCTCATCAATCTTATTCTGAATATGAGCCCCCTTTATCTTTGGATACCTTCCCACTAAAAGCCCCAATACATTCTCAGGGTCAGCATTTACGGCGACATAATGATAATTCCATTTGTTATCGGTGTACTTAACATATACGAGGTTATCAGCTTTTGAATCCTGTATTATATCCTCAATCTTACACTCACATCTAAAATGTTTTATATCTGATCTGGAGCTTAACAGAGTTCTTACAGCCGACTGCTCGTTAATTGCCCGGATCATGATATAATGATCTTTCCATTCTTGAGTATTATAATTTATAACATAATGGCTTTCTTCCGGCTCAGGTGTGGTTTCCTGCGCGGCATTTGTCACGGTTACATTAAGGTTAGTGCCAAGCACTTTGTTTATTATGTCAATAAGTTTCATGGTCTCACCTGCTCAACGGGATATTCACTCCAAACATTCACAGCACGTTCAATCCTTTCATTTTCAAATTCAATGCGCTTTTCAAGATCGTCAAACCCCATATCAATTCCTTGCCTTTTCTCAAAATTTGTATTCGGAACGATGTTTTCAAGAATCGGAACTGAAGGGATTTGGGATTCGGCTGCCGTAATATAGTTTATTTTTGTTTCTGTGTCTCCACCCGCCTCGTTTGTCGCTTTAAGCGTTACTGTGTATGTTCCTGCTGCCGAATATGTATGAGAAGGATTCTGATCTGTCGATGTTGTGCCGTCACCAAAGTTCCAGAGCCACGATGTAGGAGTGTTTGTACTGAGATCGGTGAACTGAACGGTGAGAGGTGCAGTTCCAGACCGAGGAGTTCCTGAAAACGCTGCAACTGGCGCTATTGCCCCGCTTGTCTGTGTTACCGTGATATAACTTGATTTTGTTTCAGTATCGGTTGAAACGGCATTGGTCGCTGTCAGTGTAACTGTGTAAGTGCCAGGGGTAGTGTATCTATGTGTAGGATTTTGCTCTGTTGAAGTTGTGCCATCTCCAAAATTCCAGAGCCATGATCTTGGTAACCCTGTCGAAGTGTCTGAAAAACTGAATGTAGTATCAGTTGTCCCGCTTCTGACAGGTGCGCTGAAATTCGCAGCTATCCGCATGCTGTCGTATTCGAAATTTGAGAATTTTATTGTTATGGGGTTGCCACTTTCTGGACCTGCTCCCTGCGCGAGAACTCCAAAAAACATGCAAATATACGCGCTTGTATGCGGAATATCGTCTCCTGTATAGTTCCAGTCGAGGATTGTAGTACCATTTGATGCGACTACGGAATAGTAGACATAAGAGGGAGTCCATTCTATTGTGTAGACTCCGCCGCTATCGTTTACGTTTGGGTCTGTAGAAAGGCAGCCGTAATGGATGTTTTCTGGATGTGAGTCGATGCTTGCAGGATGACAGGAAAACCAGATTCTCTCATCATATCCAGGCCATTGATTGATTTCAATATCTAGCTCGTTGGGTATGTCTGTGTTGGGATCGTCATAGTAGGTGTTGAGACCCAGGCTCGCGTTTCTCTCGATGTTGAGTGTGGGGGAGCTTGCCGTCCATCTTATTCGCCCATATAGGTATGGAGTCGGTGTTTCGAATAATACCCCTTTGTAGATGCCATCGAACTTCTGCATCCTCAGATTGAGGTCGCCGTTATCGTCTACCCATGCATTCGAGCGATCTACTCTTGGTCCCTGACACCAGACCCATGAAATACCTTTCCAAAGTAGTCGGTCATTGACTATGTACGTTACCATGATGCCCTCACGTTATAACAACCTCGCCCTCGAAATCAATACCTACAGTCTGATTCAAAGCGGTAACAAGTGACCGGACAATAC